GTCGGTCAGTCTCCGACCGTCAACGAGTTGCTGGTTTCGGATCTGCGTGATCCGGTCCGCCGTGCGGATCCAGCCGGCCGGTGCCGGCGGGCTGGCCGGTGCCGAAGCCTTCCGCCGGTAAACCCCGTTCACGTTGCCGCTACCGTCGTCGGTCGGATCGTTCGTTACCGCCACCAGAGCATCATCATCGGGCATCGGCGTCAGGGTGGTAAGGTCACCCACCGTCGCGACGCCCCTCACCAGGCCGGAAGCCACGGTGACCACCAGACCTTCCAGCGCCTCGTTCAGCGTCGGGGACGTGGCGTCCGGCAGCGTCACCCGCATGACGTCCGCCATCTGGGTTCCCAGCGAGGACGGGCTGATCAGCATGTTCTTGCCATTCCGCAGCACCGGGACCTTGTCGGCGAGGTCGGCCGGCGGAAATTCATTCTCACGGATACCGTCTTCCATCCCTGTCCCCTGAAGTTGCTCGTCGACCGACGTTGTCCGCGACTGGTCTGTCGCGCTCACACGGCGGCGCCGACGCCGACCAGATAATCGTGCAGCGCGTTGCGCAGCGCGGTGACTTCTGTCCCGTTCAGCCCGCCCCCCCAACAGGCCGCGGCAACACGGGCATTGGAATAGCCGCCCCCGCCGCGCAGCACCTGGAACGCGCCGGACGCCAGCGCCGCCGAAGTGCGCGTCACCGGCAGAGCATTGGTGTCCTGATAGGCCGTGTATCCAGTCGATGCCTGGCGGCTCCATGCATAGAAGCCCGTGCCGTCGCCGGCTTGCGCCGGGATGTCGGCGCTCGCCGCGTTCGACATGCACCACAGCACCGCCGTCGGGTTCTTGCAGGCGATCAGAGACTGGCCGCCGCCGGCCTCGCGATAAGTGCCCTGGACGCTGCCGGACGATGCGGCGTGGTTCCAGACCGCCAGGTGCGAGCTGTCCTGCATGAACTGGTTGGTGCCGACCGTCGGGTTGAACGTGCCCAGCAGATAGCCGCCGGCCGTCGTCCCGGTGCCGCCGCCCTGCCATCCGCGATCGGCGGTGAAGGTCGGGGCCGTCGTGACGGTTGTCGCCGTCAGACCGGTCGCATGGCTCTTCCACTCCAGCAGCGACGCCTGGCTGTCATGCGCGGCCAGGATGAACAGCCGGTCGATCTTCGTCCAGATGGCGGCCGTCTTCAGTGCCTCTACGAGACTCTTGATCAGCGTCTGCCGGGCATAGGCCGGCCGGTTCGTCATCGCCGTGATGATCGCCCAGGCGTCGGTATCGATCGCCACCACTGTCAGCGACGTGGCGGCGCCGGCGGCGCTCTCCTGCCCGTTGACCGTCTGCGTCACGACATAGTTCGCCGTGCCCAACGGCAGGTCAGACGACGGCGTCAACGTCCATGCGCCAGCACCGTCGGCCGTGGCCGACCCGTACTGCGTCACCCCGGAATACAGCTTGATCGCGGCGCCGGCGATCGCACCCGTGCCGGTGCAGGGCTGCCGCCGGTCATAGGTGCTGGTGCCGCCCGCCGGCGTGGCGATGGCGATCGACGGCGGGATGATATTCAGCGTCACCGCCGGACTCGAGGCCGGAGATGGGTTGCCGGCGGGATCGGTCTGCCGGGCCGTGATGCTGTAGCTGCCGATCGCCAGCGCGGTCAGGTCCACGCTCCATGTGCCGCCGGCCACAACCACCGGCGCCGCCGCCGGCGTCGTGCCGCCACGGTAGACCTGCACCGGCAGTCCGGTCTCTCCGGTCCCGTTGATGGTCGGCGTCGTGTCTGTGGTGGTGATCGGCGAGGCGTTGCTGATCGTCGGCGCACCCGGCGCCACCGTGTCGACCAACAGCGTGATCGCCGCGCTCGGACCGCTGGGGTTGCCATCGCCATCCACGACGATGGCCGTCACGGCATGAGCCCCGTCCGTGACGGTCGCCAACGTCGCAGTCCAGACTTCACCGACGACCGGGGCCGAGCCCATGGCGACGCCGTCGACCATGACATGGGCGAGGGTGCCAGTAACGCCGGTGCCGGAAATGTTCGGCGTCGCATCGTTGGTCAGGAATGGCGACGGCGTTGAGATGGTTGGCACGGACGGCGGTACGCCGTGGCCGAGCGTGGCCGTGATGATCTTCGGCGTCGCGCTCGGGTTACCGTCGCGCAGACGCCCCACCGCGCCGAAAGTGAAGATCCCGGCGGCGGGCGGGGCCGAGGTCTCCCAAGGCGAGTTGGGAAGCACACCGCTGTGCAGCAGCAGCAGGTCGTCGAACGTCCAGCCCGGATCCGTCCCGACGCGGTAGCGCAGCTCGAGCCCAGCCAAGTCGGGGGGAAGCCCATCGCCATCGGGATCAGCGAAGGTCCAAGTGAAGCGCCGCCACCCGGAAGGAAGCCGTTCGGCCGTCAAAGTCTCCACGTTCGGTGCCGGCGTCGCACGGGCCTGCATGGTGTGGGTGATCAACGGCGAGTAGAGCGACGGCTTGCCGGCCGCGCTGAAGGCCTGCGCCATCAGTTCCACCGTGTCGCCCGGCGAATAGGCAAGGAGGCGCGCACTGCCAACAGCGGACGGGATGTCGACTGGCGTCCAAGCCGACGTGCCGGCAAGGCGATGCCGCAGCACATACCGCGCCGTCGGAATCGGTGAGCCGGAACCGGGGGCGACACCGACTGCAATTGCCGCGAGGACCGTCCCGTCGTCGCCCACGCCCTGAACGTCCGAACCGGACGCCACGGATACGATCACCGGCACCGCCGGCGCATCGTCCTGCGGCGATGGCTCGCGCGGCACCCACGCCGGCGGCTCCTCCTCCTCGGCGTCCTCGATCTCCGGCGCGTGGTCGACCAGGATCAGCCGGGCCGTCAGGTCGTCGCCCGGCTCGACCTCCTTCACCACCATCTCCCGGGACTCCTGCCCCGGCTCGCCGAACAGGAACAGGTCATCAGCCGCCGGCAACGTGCCGGGCCCGATCAGGCGCACCGACCTGGTTCCACCGGGGAAGGTGGCTACCTGGCGGAGGAGCGTCCCTTCGATTTCCGACGGTTTGCGAAAGCGGATGACATAGGTCTTGCCGGCTACCATCTCGACCGACCTGGACAGCGTGACGAAGGTGGCGCCGCCGACTGCCTCGACCGCTTGCACCTTGCCCCAGGACAGCCCCCAGCGCGGAACGTCGTGCGCGACGAGGACGAGGTCGCCGCGGGTCGCCTGCAGGTTCTCCCAATCCATGTTGACGCTGCAGGTCTGAGCCCGCTTCTCCAGCTCGAGAAACCGGCGGCGCCCGTCGATCCAAACCCGCCCGGCGTCGGTTTCGCCGGGGAATTCGGCCGTCTCGAAGTCCTGCGCCGTCTCCTCGGTGAAGCCCTGCCGCGGCACGATGCGCTCGGCGTTCTGGTCCCAGTCGCCTTGCCGGTCCACGAAGCGGATCCGCCAGGCGTCAGGCAGTTCGCGATAGTCCTGCTGCCCTTCGAAGCCCCAGCTGTTCTCCGGGGTGATCATCTGCACCACGGTCGTCCGAGGCCGGTCGATCGCCACCGATCGAAGGCCCTCCTTCCACTGCGGAGTCGCATGGCCCGTGGCGGCGATGTCGGCCAGCACGTCCGGCACCGCCGTCTTGGCGTCTCGGACCATATTGAATTCGAGGCCGAGGTCGCGGCAGTAGTCGTGCCAGCTCTGCAGGTCCGGCAGGATCGGCACGATCTGCGCGTCAGTCAGGCGCCGTGCATTGGCTGGATGCTGCTGCGCCAAGCGGAACAACGAGGCAGGGCTCGACGTCTCGCGCGTGATCCAGGTGCCCGTAGCCGTGTCCCAGTCCGGACAGCGGCTCGACACGATGCAATTCAGCTCGTCGATTACGCCGTTGAGCTGGCCCTGCGCCTTGATCCGCACCGCGATCAACGCCAGCGGGAAGGGGAAGGTGAAGGGCGGCTTGGCGCGGATGGTCCGCAGCGCCGACCATTCGATGTTCTGCGCCTGGCTTTCATCCTGCACACAGCGCATCCGCACGTCGTACTGGCCGCGCGCAACCGTCCAGCGGTGGCCGACCCGGAACGGCTCCTCCTTCTTCTCCGACGTGTCGATCTCGGCGACCGGCATCCAGTCGGCCGAGCCGACGAGGCGCATCTCAATCGCGACGACTCCCGACGTCTCCTTCGGTTTGCCCTTGCTGGAGTATTTCACCAGCCCTTGCGGGAAGGCCCAGTCGACCGACAGCTCGTCGGCATCGGCCGCGCTCCGGCGCACCGACCAGTCCTCGCCCTCCTCCAGCCGGATGGAGAACTGGTCCTCGAGGACCTGCCCCGGATAGAGCGTGATCGGCGCATCGGTCGGGAGTCCCTCCCTGACCTCCAGCTCGACATCCTCGAACTCGCCGATCGGCGTCTCGCCGATCTTGATGTCCTGAATCGACACCGGCCCATAGGCGATGACGAACAGCTGGCGCAGGAACTGCTCGCTGCCGACAACCTCGGTGTAGGGCCGGGCGCCATAGAGCGGCGCGACCTTGTGGCGGCCCAGGATCACCGGCACCGGCCCGTACGGATTGGCCATGTTCCGACCGCCAGAGATCGAATAGGTCGGACTCGGCGTGTTGCCGGCCAGCGACGGCGGCCGCATCGGCACCAGCGCATTGAGAAGCGTCATTCCGGCGAAGCCGATGACGCCGGTCGCCAACGCCGAGGCGGCGCCGAAGGTCGCCGCGCTGACAGCCGAGGTGCCAGCGGCGACCGCGGCCGCCGTCGTGCCCAGAGCCCAGCCGGCCGCGAGCGGGCCGAGATAGGCCGCCGCGACCACGACGGCCAGCATCAGGACCGTCCGGAAGATGCCGCCGCCCTCTGGGATGCCGAGCGTGAAGTTGACGATCACGCCCGCCTTCGGCTTGACACGGTGCCACAGCTCCGGCGGGATCACCTTCCCTCCGATCAGCACCCGGCCGCGGCGCCGCGCCTCCTCGGACAGCTTGAAGCCAACCCCCTCCTCGATCATTTCGAGGATGGTCTGCCCGAAGCTGCCGACATGTTCGATCCGCCCGCCCCCCAACAGCAGGGGGCGGCCGATCACCTGGATTGCAGCGGTCATGCCGGCACCCGCACCCGCCAGAAGCCGGCGATCGGATGCGGCCAGAGAGGGCGATCGTAGCGCGGCGCTTCGGACCGGGCGCCGCGGCGGATATGCAGCAATCGCCCAGGCTCGACCACGATGCCAACATGCATGGCCGACCGGCCATCCCGCATGAGCACCAGGTCGAATGCCTGCACCTGGCGGGCCTCGACGGGATCGGCGATGCGATAGCCCTGATCGACGATCAGCGATGCCAGCTCGGCCCGCTCCTCGGTCGACGCATAGCCCTCGGCATAGCTCGGCACGGCGATGCCGCGCTGTTCGGCGAGGACGAGGCGGGCCAGGCCCCAGCAATCAAGCCCACTCCTATCCCGCCCCCGCTCGCGCCAGGGCAGGCCGATATATGCGTTGCTCCACATGGCGGCTCGCTAGAACAGGGTCGGGAAGGTGCCGGGGGTGAACGACAAGGCCGGGAAGGGCTCCGCCGTCTGGTCATCGACGGAGATCTCCATCGTCACCGTCCCCGCGTCATAGGTGGCATTGATGACGAACAGGTCCGGCGCGGAGGCCTCGACTTGGTCCGGGTTCGACAGCAGCACCACCTCGATCTTCAGCCGGGGCGGAATCGGCGACAGATTGATCAGGTCGCTGACGCTGGTGGTCGCGCCGTCGTCGTCCTCGGCGACCACATTGTCCAGCACCAGCCTGCAGCGCGGCGCCTGCTCCTCCTGATCGCTCGGAAGCTGCGCCTGCATGGGCAGGAACAGGTACTCCTCGCCACGGCTGCGCGTGCCGTAGACGCGCGGATCATCCTGCAGCAGCTCGGTTGCGTCGCTCGACACGCGGATCGGGTTCGGCAGGTCCGGATGCGTGAATGTCAGCAGGAAGACGCCGTCGTCCGCGGAGACGGAGGCGTTCGTCTCCTCCCGCGCATTCAGGGACATCGATCTCATCGGTAGACCTCGATCGTGCAGGTCGCCAGCCAGGTCATGCCGGAACCGTCCGGCGTGTAGCGCGGCGGTTCGGTGAAGGCGGCGATGATGAAGCTGGACACCAGGATCGGTTGGCCGTCCTCGCCCAGGATCGGATGCTTTCCCGTACTGTCGAGCATCGGCACGCCGTCAAGTCGCGGATGCGGGCGCCGGAACAACAGCGTGCCCTCCAGCAGGTCCTCCATGTAGAAGCGGTCCATCCGCTCGCATTCCCAGTGCGACAACGGCACCACGAGGGTCATCGGCCGGGTCATGGAGGATCCGCGGCGGCGGCGTTTCGGCGGCCCGGCATCCATCGTCGTCCGGCGGATGGAGTTCGGCGGCCGCTCTTCGAAGCCGTCGGTGATGACGGTGGTCGGCAGGTCCGACGGCCAGTCGACGATCATCACCGCCCCCGCAGCGGCATGCTGCCGCCAGCTTGGCGCAGCGCCCGGTTCGAAGCGGTGCCGCGGGTCGTCAGCTTCCGGCCGACGATCTCATCCAGATACATTGTCACGTCCCGGCCGCCCGTGGCGTTCTGCTGTTCCTCGGTGCGGGAGACCTCGACCTGCGTCTGCCCGTTGTTGACGACCTTGTAGTTGTTGGTCACCGCCGCCGGGCCGTTCGCGGCCACGCCCGCGAATTGCGGGATGCGCGGCAGGTTGAATATGTGCCGGGGATCCGACTGAGGCAGCACCTCCTCGCCCCGGCGCAGGATGGCCGCGACCTCGTCCGACGCCAGGCCGACCAGTCCGCCGCCATGGAATCGCGGCGCCCCGGCAAAGGCCGAGATGCCGACCCGCCGCCCGGCCGCCCCGCCGCCGACGATGCCGCCGGTGTGGAAGATGCTGCCGAAGAAGGTGCCGATGCTGGAGAACAGGCCGTCTAGCCACCCGCCGCCCGAGGAGGAGCCATAGGCCGCTGCCATGCTCCCCCCGGTGCCCGGCGCGCTAATGCCCGGTGCCTTACTGCCGCCGCCGAACAGGCCGCCCAGGAAGCCGCCCGCGTCCAGAATGGTCGGCAGCGCCTGGCCGTTGGCGCCGCCGAACAGAAAGTTCTTCAGCGGGTTGACGATCGCCAGCTTGGCCAGGCTCTGGATCAGCTCGGAGACAACCCCATCGACGACCGACGCGAAATCGATCGCCGCCCCCTCGCCTGTCACGAAGGCCTGGGTGATGGCCGTGCCGATCCGGTCGAAAGCCTGATCGAAGATCCCGGCCAGCTCCTCGGCCGTCGCCTTCTGCCGTTCCAGCACCTCATTGAGCTGCAGGCCTTCGGCGATGCTGCTGCGGAACTGCTCCGCCTGGGCATCTGCGTCCGGAACACCCGCGTCGCGCAGCTGGTTGCGGATCTCGAGGAGCTTGATCTCGGTCTGAAGCTCGACGTTGCTCTGCCCCTGCAGCGACAGCTCCAGCCGTGCCCGCTCGGCGTCGCGCTCGACACCCTGCCGCACGCCCATGATGGTGGCCGCGTTGTCGTTCGCGGCTCGAAGCCCGCTGAAGGTGTTGATCAGCTTTTCCAGCTCGGCGCGCTGCTCGGTAGTGAACTTCTTGTTCAGGCCCTGGATGGCGCTGAGACGCTCGATCTCCCGCTGCGCCAGCGCGACCGCGCCGCTGCCCTTGGCATAGGCGGACGACAGCAGCTCCTGCTCCCGGATCTTCTGCTGCCAGTCGCTACGCGCGCTGCCGAAGGCATCGGCCCCGCCCTTGCCGCTGCTGCCGCCGCTGGACGAGGTTTTCGCCGGCGCCCGCGTCGGCCGCATGCCTGGGACCGGCGGCGGGGCGCCGAGCAGGATTTCGCCGGAGCTGATCGGCGGAACATCCCCATAGGGGTTGACCGGCAGACCGTTCAGCGTCCGGTTGACGGTCGCGGCCTGGGCGTTCTGCATCGCCGCCGCCCACTGGCCGGAGAAGTAGCCGACGATGCCGTCGACCGCCCCGACCAGCGGCTCATAGATCATGGCGTGGGCTCGCTGCCCCATGACGTCGGCGACATCGCCGATCGCCGCGCCCCAGCTGGCGACATAGTCATGCGCCATGGCATCGCCGGCCTTTGCCCAAGCCGCCTGCATCTCCTTGCCGGCTTCCTCGCCGGCCAGGGCGAAGTTCGGGGCAACGATGTCCGTCGGGTTCCAGCTCTCGACCGACTGCCGGAAGGCGTCCCAGGACGAGAAATCGAGGCTGGGCAGCGCATGCGACAGGCTGGCAAGCGACTTGCCGATCTCCGCCACCACGGTCGCGACATAGGCGCCGAGCGCGCGGAAGAAGCCGGAGATCACCTCATAGCCGGCGGCGAAGGCGCCGATCATGCTGTTCACGGTCGACTTCGCCGCGCCGACGATCGCGGCCCAGATCTCAGACCCGGCGATCTCCTGCAGCCCGGAAGCCATGCTGTCGACGAGGGAGTCGACGGCCGCGTCCTGCTGCTTGAAATTCTGCAGCAGCGCGTCGTCGACATCCTTCGCCAGCTCGACGGCGAGGTCGTAGAGCGTGGTCCGGGCTCCGGCCGACCGTACCTCGATTGACTGAAAGAACCGCGCGAAGGCCTCGCCCGCTTCGTCCAGCGACGGGATCAGCCCGGCCAGGCCGCCGGCCACCAGCCCGATCGCCGCACCCCACGGCCCGAAGGCGGAGCCGAGCATCATGCCCAGCAGCGCGCCGCCGGCGGTCTTCACCAGCCACATGTTGCGCAGCAGGAACTCGAAGGCATCGGCCGCCATGTCGACGCCCTTGCCCAGCTTCTCGCCCAAATCGCGCGCGAGATCTCCGCTCGACGCGCCGAGATCGGACAGGCGGCGCGCGAAGCGCTCGACGGCGTCGGCGAGGCCGCCCTCGCCCACTCGCACCTGGAACGTCGCCCAGGCGTCGCCGAGGTTCGAAAGGGCGCCGCCGAGGGTCTGCGACTGCTTTTCCATCGCCCCGGCGAAGTTCACGTCGCCGATCCTGCGCAGGTAGTCGGTGACGGCCTCGGCCGACTTCTGGACCTTGGTCTGCACGCCCTGGAACGTGAAGGTCACGATGTCGCCCTGCTGCCGGGCGACGATGCCGAACTCCTTCAGCCGCTCGAACTCGAAGGTCGACGCATCGGCGACGGCTTCGATGAAGTCGTTCAGCTCCTTGCCCATCGCCGAGGCGGTGTTCCCGTAGGAGCGCAGCGCCGGCTCGCTGGCTTCGAGACCTAGCGCCTTCAGCTTGATGAAGGCGCCGACCACCTGCTGCAGGTCGAAGGGCGTGTCCTGCGCGAACTTCTGCAGCCAGGCAAAGGCCGAGCGCGCCGCCCCGGCCGAGCCGGTGACGGTCTGCAGGGACGTGTCGAGCCGCTGGAACTCCGCGCTGGTCTGCACGACGCCGCGGATCAGGGCCGCGGCGCTGACCGTGGTGAACAGGGCGCCCAGCCGGGCCGTGATGCTGCGGGACCACCCGTCCACCCGCGACCGGAACTGCTCGAGGCGGCGCTCCATGTTCGACGCGCTGCGGGACAGCTGGCCCTCGCCCTTGGCCAGCTCGGCGCGCAGCTGCGCCGTGGTCGCCTCGATCCGGATCAACATCCGCTGGACGCTGCTATCCATCTCGGCCTCTTGAATGCGAAACCCCGCCGGAGGGCGGGGTCACGGGTGGAACGCATCGGTACCGCGGGTGTCGCCGCAGGGCCTGCAGGAGGCCGGCGGCGACCCGCTCCGGCGGCGCGGGTTCGGGCTTGGGCTTGGCCCCGAACGGGTTCGTCTTGATCGCCCGGTCGAGGCGGCCGTCATACGCCAGGAGGATCTGCTGTATCGGCGTGGCGAGGGTCTGTTCGGCCGTCCAGCCGAGCCAGCCCGTGCCGATCTTGAACAGCTCGGCCTCGTACTCCTCCCAGCTTAGGAGTTTCCCTCGTCGTCCCCGTCCGGCTCCACCTCGTCGAGGTCCCGGCCGCCATTGGCGAGGATCATCACGAAGCGGCCGACCGGCCCGACCAGGTCGGCGAGGCCGGTGCGCCAGACCTTCTCCTTCATGACCTTCATCTCGTCGTCCTTGGCGGCAAGACCCTGGCCGACGACGTAGACGAAGGCGTCGAGGTTCAACGCCGAGATCTCGGCAACCGCCTTGGTGAAGCCGGCGAAGCGGGAATTCACGCGGGTTGCCGCACCCAGCGTCGGCTTCAGCGTGCGCTCCTCGCCGTCGAGGGTGATGACGACCTCGCCGGAATTGATCTTGCTCATGATGGATCCGCGTCAGTTGGGAGGGGGTGGGTCGAAGGGGGACGATCGATCAGGGGCCGGCGGACGCCGGGACCTCGATCACGTCGTTGATGCCGAGGTTGGCGGTGCCGCCGGTGATGTTGTTGATGCTGTTGATGTTCGTGGTGAACGACATCACTTGCGCCTTGACGTAGACGATGGTCGGCGTCGGCGCGGAGCCCGTCTTCGGGGCGTCGTTCATCTCGATCTTGATGTTGTAGTCTTCGTCGCTGACGTCGTCGGCGGCGTCCTGCATGTCCTGCTGGCCGGCGTCGGTCATGTCGCGGCCGAAGGCCACGGCCACCGACCCGAAGTCGTAGCTGCCCTTCTTCTTCACCGTCTTGCGGGTGGCGAGCGGCTGATGCTGGACCTCGGTAAAGGTCTTGCCGAACTCGGGGATCGTGGTGATTTCGCCGACCAAGGTATAGGCGTCGGTCAGGTGGTTGGCGGCCGTGGTGCCGATGCTGAACTTGATGCCGGCGCCGGTGTGGACGGTCATGGTCTCTCTCCTGTCAGGGGCCGCCAGCGGCGGCAGGAACCGCCCCGCCGGGCGGCTATTCGGGTTGCCCGACCGGGCAGCGGTAGCGGACGCGGTAGCGCAGGCGCATCCGGCCGAGGACGACCTCGCCCTCCGCCCCGGTCTGCACCTCCGTGCCGGCAAGCCAGCTGTCGACGGCGAGGCCGCCGAAGCTCGGATCCTCGCCCATCGCGCCTTCGATCAGCACGGCATGGGCGTCGAGGTCGTCGTCGAGGGTGTCGCTGCCGCGGTCGAAGGCGTCGACCGCGACGTCGAGGTCGCGCATCTCCATCTTCGGGAAGGCGTCGCGCTCGGACTCCTCCTCGATCGTGTAGATCGCGAGGACCGGCAGTTCCTCCATCTCGATCACGGGATAGAGGCGGGTCACATGAACCCGATCAGCGAAGGCCGGGACCGCCCGGAGCCGAGCCGCGATGGCGTCCCGGATCTGCTTCCGCCTATGTGCCATCAGCCCGCTCGAGCAGCAGCTCGGTCCAGTTCTCCCCGTCAGGCCGGATGTCCTGGACACGATAGGTTTCGGCACGGTCGACGATGATGACCGTGTCCTTCTTCCGCACCGGCCAGGGCATGTCGGAGGTGCGGAAGCCAATGACGGTGCGGGCGACGGTGACGGTCGCCTGACCGTCGGTGTCGACGTCGATCATGCGGCGGTCGTAGACCGCGACGATCGCCGCGTCGGCCTGGCCGGCGCGGCGGATCAGGACGGGCTCGCCGAACGCCTGGCGAATGGCGAGCCCGGGCCCGTCCAGCATCTCAGGGCACCGCGGCGACGGCGATGCCGTTGAGGCGCACCTTGCCGAGAGTGGCCCCGGTCAGCGCCGGCTCGAAGGCCGAGCCGATCAGGAACAGGCCGGTTGCCGAGACCTTGGTGCAACGCTTGTTGGTGTTGTCCCAGTAGATCAGGTCGCCCGCGCTCCAGGCGGCGCCGCCGAGCTTCGTCAGCTCGAAGACGCCGCGGGTCAGCAGCACCTGATCCGTGCCGGTCGCGGCGGCCGCAAGGGCGACGCCGAACAGGCCTCCCGCGATGACGCCGGCACCGGAAGCGGTGTCGGCGGCCGCGGTCACAGTGACGGTATCGCCGTCGGCGATGTAGTTCTTCATCGGTGTTCTCCGGGTTCAGAGGTGTCCGAAAACGGCGACGGCGGCCGAAGCCGCCGTCTTGCCGCGCGATGGTGTCGGGCCTTAGCCCGGGTTCTTGTAGAGGCCTTCCCAGGCCAGGGCCTTGACCGCCGCGTCGATGCGGACTTTGAACTCCAGCCCGTCGACCTTCCACCCCTCCATCTGCTCCAGGACCGGGGTGGTGACACCGTCGAGGTAGGACACCTCGATCGTGTCGGTGCTGTTCTGGTTGGCCGCCAGATACCAGGCCGTCGCGCTGGCGGCATCGAGCCGGGCATCGGAGATCGGGGTCACCAGGCCGGCCACGCTGTTCGGCGTCCGCTGCGTCTTGGACGGGTCGAACTCGCTGGCCATCAGGACCTTGAACGTGCCCTCCAGCGCCACCGGCACCAGCGCATAGGCCGGGCGGATGTTGAGGGCAGCGGCCTTGGCGTCGCGATCCTTCTGCGTCGCCATGGCCACCCGAGCAGCGTCCACAGTGGTGACAGACGGCGCGCCGCCGGCAGCGGCGAGGTTCTTGTGGTTCGCATGGAACAGCGCCACCCCGTCGGACATGTTCGGGTTGTCGGTCAGGACCGCATAGGCGAGATTGCCGACGGTGCGGATCGCGGCCCGCCCCATCCGCAGCGGCACGCGGGTGAACACGTTCATGTCGTCGTTGATGATCGCCTGCCGGGTGATGCTGAACAGCTCACCATAGGTCGCGAGTTGCACCTGCTCGCCGCGCTCGCCGATCGTCGCATACTTGTATTCGGCGCCCTCCGGCACCTTGCGGAGCGACGGGAACAGGTTCAGGTCGATCCGGTTCGCGACCTTGAAGTCGGACAGGGTCCCCGCAGCGGTCCACTGCTGGAACGTCTCCTCCGCCTCCTCATAGCCGCGCATCATCGACTTCTCGGCCACATTGGCCAGGATGATCGGGAAGTCGCTGGTCGAATGGGTCATGGCCATCTTGACCATTTCCATCGATCCCAGCCCACGGGACGAGAGGCCGCGCAGGGTCAGGCACTCCCGCGCCAGCTCGCGCAGGGTCAGCCCACGGAACTCATTGCCGGCGTCGATCGTGCCGAGATTGGCACGTGCCAGAAGCGCGACCTGCGCGCCGGCGCGGAACTTGTCGACCGCATCGGCGGTGATGCTGATCGCGCTCCGGGTCGGCGCCGCCGCGTCGCTCGCCGCCAGGGTATCGATGATGCGGGCGCGGGCCTGATCGATGCCGATACCCTCGTTGATCAGGGTCTCGGACAGCTCGTCGCCGAGATTGGCAGCGCGAACGGCACGGCGGATTTCGCTGCAGCGGGTGCGCTCCTGCGCAACGGCCTGCTGCGCGATCTGCTGGGCAGCCGCGGCGTCAGCGGCCGGAGTGTTGACGGGCGGCTCGGCCGCCGGCGCCGGAAGGGTCATGGTGCTCTCCTTGGGTTGAGCGGCGCCGCGGGGCGCCAAGGCACGGGCGCGCGAGGCTGCCCGATTGGGGACGGCCCGAAGCGGGGCCGGGATCTTGTCGAGATTGCCGATCGTCAGGATGCCGATGTCGAGGTCGGCCAGGGCTGCGGCGTCGGCCGCGGTCTCCGCCGTCTTGGTGGCGAAGCCTTCGGCGACCGCCTCCTCCCCGTTCATCCAGGTTTCAACGTCCATCATGGCCGACAGCTCGTCGGCCGACTTGCCGGTCCGCTCGGCGTAGATGGCGACGATCGACGTCTTGATCTTGTCGAGCGTCGCCGCCTCCTTCCGCATGTCGTCGGCATCGCCGATCACGACGTTCCACGGGTTGTGGATCATCATGAAGGTGTTCGCCGGCATCACGATCTCGTCGCCGACCATGGCGATGACGCTGGCCATGGAGGCGGCGAGCCCGTCGATCACCACCGTCTTCTTGGCCGAGAGGCTGCGGAGGAAATTGAAGATCGCCAGGCCTTCGAACACGAAGCCGCCCGGGCTGTTGATACGGATGGTCAGGGCCTCTATGTCGCCCAGCTCCAACACGGCTTGGATCACCGACGCGGCGTCCAGCCTGTCCCAGTCGTCGCCGATGACGCCGTACAGCAGCAGCTCGCCGGCCTGGTTGACCAGCGCGCGCGGGGTCTCTCTGGGCATGATGGTCTCCTAGCTGGTCGGCGGAAGCGTCGACCCGTCGGGCCGGGCCTGGGTGAGCCCGGCGGCGCTGACCTTCCGCGGGTCGCTGTCGAGGACGAGGCCGCGATCGTCGAGCTGGCGGGCACTCTCTGCCATCTCGTCAAGCATCTCGTCTGGATCCTCTCCGGCCTGGCGCTGGGCCTCGGGAAGGGAGATCAGGCCGGCACGGATGGCGTCGCGGATCGCGCGGACCTCTTCGGCCGGGCTGATCATCTCGCGGCGCGGCGCGGTCCAGCGCGTCTCGACGCCGTCGACCTCCTCGCCGACCAGGAAGGCGGCCTCGAGGAACCACGACATGACCGGGTCGCACAGCTGCGGCACGACGGTGCGCCAGCGCCAGACTTCGACATTGGTGTACATGTCGATCCGGCCGAGCCGACCGCTGATGAAGCTGACATTCGACAGGTCGCCGGAGATCGACTCGTAGGTGATGCCCAGCGCCATAGCGACGTCGGACAGCTGTGCGCGCCGATACTCACTGTAGCCCTCGACGCCGGGCGGGTTGGCGAAGCTGACGTCCTTGCCGGGCGGCAGGTGTTCGATGATGCCCGGCGCCACCTGCTCCAGCGGCTCGCCTTGCTTCCCGGTCTCCGGATTGTCCGGCATCTCCATGTCATGGACGAACACCGTGAAGCACGCGGC